GTTTGATGGTAGCCGCTTCACGGCCGTCGGTAATAAATTTCGACCAAAAAAGTGCAGAAATTGAAAATTCTTTATAATTTACAATATAAATTTATAAAGAATGATTAAAGTTAAAGAATTAACAAAACTAATGTTAATAAGACGTGGGTATGTAAATTTTGAAGACAAAAAACCCCCGGCAGGGTCAAAAATCAACCCTGATATAATGTTAGCATCTAGCAGTCCGTGTTATGAAAAAAACAAAAATTTAAAAGAAACATTAGTTGTCTTTTTTGTAAACAAAACCAATTGTGGTAGCGAAAAGATCACTATAAAACTTTTTGGGCAGTTAATTACGATGGAAAAACCTATTAATCATATTATAATAATTCACAGCTATAAAATGCCGCTTACATGTGAAGTTACTCAAAATTTATTGCGCCTTAAAAACTGTGATGACCAAAGCTTTTGCGAATTTTTTACTACAGACGATTTAAAGTTTGATTTGTTTAAAGTGTTGTTTAAAAACATAGATGATTCAGATAATATAAAATTTGTGCCTAAAATATACGATAAAATTCCATATATTCTAGGCAACGATCCACTTAGTAAATATATGGGGGCCCGCCCGGGTGATTGTTTAAGTGGAAAATTTGAAGGAACAGATGAAATCTCGGATAGAAGATGTATAGCAGAAAAACACTTTCGGTAGCCGCTCCGCGGCCGTCAACGGGGGCTTTGCTCCCGTTGGTAGGGCCTTCGGGTTGGGTTGGGGTTGAAGGTAGTGGACATGTGATAATTAAATTTACTCGTCGCCTTCCGCCGACGAATAATCAAAACTTTTTATGAATAAAAATTTGTTGTTTGTCATATTACGTATATAATATGACAAAAATTGAAAAATCCAGATGATGTTTTATTAGAAAAACAAACGATACAATGGAGGTTGAACAAGACTGTGGGTTTGAATTGATAAAAGAATATTATAGTCAAACAAAGTTCGTTCAACATCAAATCGACCAATTTAATCATTTTGTTAAACATGAAATGCCCAAAATTATATCTCATGAATTTCCGATAAAGAACGATGCTTCTAACATAACTGTTAATTTTATAGACGTAACAGTTGAGCGTCCTTATTTTACAAAAAAAATATTAAAACGAACAACAAAGCCAACAACCTGTTATGGTGGACGCGAAGGGTCCAAAGGCCCCGCGTGTCTTTTTCCAAATGTAAATGGTTCTGCGTTTAGACGATCTTGTCTCGAAATTACAGAAGATGCAGCTCTAACCGAACATGGCGAAACTTCTAGTTATGAAACATACCCTTTGTACCCAAATGATGCTCGTTTACGAAATCTTAGTTATGATGGTAATATTTTATTAAAAATAGAAGTTGTTGTAGGAGATAAAAAAACAATACATGATAAAATTATTATCGGAAAATTGCCTATTATGTTACATTCTTTTATATGTTGGACTTCTGACAGTGAGAACGCCGGATCAAAGACCCATGTCGTTAAGTGTCAGCCGTCGCCCGCCGCAGGGCGCTTCACACCCTCTGCGGAGCCGTTTGAAATTTTACGGCAAGAATTATCTAATCCCTCAACGTCTCAGGCGCCTTATCGCTTTACAGCGGATGAACGGACGGCGTCGCGCCGTCATATAACACCGCTTATAACAACTTCGTTACAAAATTTACATCAACAAAAAATCACAACTGAAAAAGATGAAGCTCTAAGTAAAGAATGTATTAATGACCACGGGGGGTATTTTATTATTAAAGGCAAAGAAAGGGTGTTGGTAAGCCAATTAAGAAAAGCGTATAATCGAGTGTATGTCGAAAACGAAGATGGGAATTATATTGCTGAAATGAGAAGTACAAACGGGTTTGGAAGTTCAATTTTAGTACAATTAAAATATAATACAACATCAAACGAGTTTACCTTTTCTTTACCATATATCAAAACAAAAAATTTCCTTGCTGCTGGGTTGATATTCAAAGCCCTGGGAGCGTCAGAAGAAGAAATGCTTCATTCATGCAAGTCTGCGTGTTACAACAACGATTATAAAGAAAAAGAGGATGAAATGGATGGAGTATTGTTGACTCAATTTAGATCAATATCAACTCGAGAAGAGGCGTTGCATGTAATTACATCAGATATGGATGTTTTTAAAGAAAATGAAACTAAAAAAACTTATAAACATGAGAAACTAGAAGAAACTGTCAACGACGAAGACTTTTGCGCGGACAGTTCTGGTGTTGCAATTTTAGACGCTGTAAAATCAGAAATTAAAACCAAAAAAACTAAATTTTCAACGACTTCTCCTTCCACAACAAACTATGTAGAAGGCATTTTACATAATGAACTGTTTTATCATACAGGGAAATTGGACCCAAAAAAATCTGTTATACAATTAGGGTTTATGATCAGAAAGATTAAAAATGTAATTAAAAAACTCAAAACAATAGACGACAAGGATAATATATCGAATAAAAGAGTCGATGCCACGTCAAGTCTTTTGGCTTTTTTGTTTCAAACACTATCTAAACAGGTCGTAAAAACAGTTGCTACACAAATCGATGGGAAAAAATCTCCAGATATAATTGGAATTATGAGAGATATTAAAATTATTACTAATGCGATGAACCAGGTTTTTATGACTGGAAATTGGAATATACAAAAAAACGCGACTTTTACTAGAGTCGGCGTTTCTCAGGTTTTAAATATGCAAAACTATGGTGCAAAACTTTCTCATTTAAGACGTTTAATGTTACCGATTGGGGTAAAGGGTAAAAATTATGGGATTCGACAACTACATGCTTCTCATTTCTCCTTTATTTGTCCCTATGAAACACCAGAGGGTGAAACGGTCGGAATTGTCTCAAACTTAGCACTATCCGCGCATATCACTACAAATTCAAACACATCCGCGTTAATAAATGAAATAATGAATGTTTCCACTTTTATTTCAGCAACAAGTGGGAAATTTTTAATCGTATTAAACGGGTATATTATAGGAAGTTGTGAAAATTCGTTAAAATTTATACAAGAATTTGAAAAAATTAGGTTAATTCCTGAATATCGCGATGTTTCAATTGTACGTCTTTATAATGAACAAGAAATTCATATTGAAAGCGATGAAGGTCGCTTTATCCGCCCTTTGTTTAAACTTGGTCCAGGAAACCAGGTACTTTATAAACAATTAAATAACCTTCCCAGTTGGGATGAATGTATCAAACAGGGTTTTATTGTTTTTAGAGACGCATGGGAATTAGAACAAGCAGTCGTTGCAATGAACGAAGATGTTTTAAAAGGGCGTGATCGGTATGATTATCTTGAAATCTCGCCAAGTTCTACAATGATGGGTGTGATGGCGAGTGCAATTCCTCTAAGCAACCATTCACAATCACCTCGAATTGCATACCAGGCTTCAATGGGTAAACAAGCTATTGGGATTCCAAGTATGGCATTTCAACATCGATTTGATACCACTTTACATGTATTAAATTATCCTCAGAAACCTATCGTTAAAAATAATATGGTAGATGTATTAAAATTTGACGAGATGAGTCATGGCGCTATAACCATCGTTGCTATAATGACTTTTTCAGGGTTCAATCAAGAAGACTCTATTATTTTAAACAAAGCCTCTTTGGATCGCGGGTTGTTTACAACCACAACATATAAAACTATAGTTGAAGAAGAGAAGAAAAAAGGCAAAACAGATATCGAATGTATATGTTTACCAGATTTTCAATATCGCAATAGAAATTACGACTATAGTCATTTAGATGAAAGGGGTTTAATTTGGGAAGAAGGAGTTTGGCTTCCTAGAAATACTGTAATTGTAGGAAAAATTATTAAAAAATTTATAAAAGCTGAAAACGGAGAGCGTAAGGCTGAAGTTGTTGATACAAGTGTAGTTATTAAACATAACGAAGAAGGGTTTCTTGACAAGGTTCATGTTGCTGTAAATAGTGATGGCGGTAGAGTTGTTAAAATTAGAGTTAGACTTTATCGAATTCCTGAATTAGGAGATAAATTTGCAAGCTCCACGGCTCAAAAAGGAACATGTGGAATGATTTTTCCGGAAGAAGATTTACCTTTTGATGAAAATGGAGTTCGACCAGATCTAATAATAAATCCTCATGCAATTCCTTCTCGAATGACCATTAATATGCTTATTGAAATGTTTTTTAATAAAGCTGCGTGTGTAATAGGACGGGATATGGATGCCACTCCATTTAAACATAGAAATATTGAACAAGAATTAAAATATTGGTCAGAATTAACCAATATAAAACTTGAAACACAAACATTATATTCTGGGATAACAGGAGAAAAAATAAGAGACCCTATTTATATGGCTCCTTGTTTTTATCAACGTTTAAAACATCTTGTATCCGAAAAAATCCACGCGCGAATTTCTGGGCCTTTAGACACCCTTACTCATCAACCTGTTGCGGGACGAGCTAAAGGAGGGGCCTTACGTTTTGGCGAAATGGAAAAAGATGCTATACTTGGACATGGCAGCACCAGCGTTTTGAAAGAAAACCTTTTTGATAAAAGCGATGTGTTCCATGTGCCAATTTGCCTTGAATGTGGTAAGCTTCCAGATAATCGCACAACCTGTAATACACCCTCGTGTAGCAGTTCATCAACCGAAATGAAAAACATGCCATATGCTACTAAATTATTAATACAAGAATTAGCTGGTATGACAATCAACACGTCAATAAAGTAAAAATTTATTAAAACTTTTTTATTTAATTTCCAAAAGATAAACTCTTTTGGAAATTGTACCGCCTTCGGGGTGTACCAACGGGGGCAAAGCCCCCGTTGGTACACCCCGAAGGGTGTGATAACCACATAAATATAATTTATAGTTTTTAAATATCTTGGGTTTTATAAGATGTTTCATCGTCTTATGGTAAAAAATTTAAAGATCTAAAGAAGTACATTTGAAAGAATAAAATGCCCACCTTCTTACCATATTCCGCAAAATTTAATATAGTTCCCACGACGGAAGGTGTTTACGCCTCTACCACCGAACCGAACTCTCCCCCTTTCACCGGCGGGTGCTTCACACCTTCTATTCGGAAAAAACCGTTTAATTTACCTGCTTATATGTTATCTGTATTTATGTCGTTTTTAGCTCTAGGGTGTATTATCGGTAGCCTTACAACCGTGTATGTAAATGTTGATGAAATAGCATTCTATAATTCTCAAGATGGTTATTTTGGCAGCGGTCTTCATTTTTACCCGCTTTGGAATTTAGAAAAATTAAATAGAGTTAAAATTACAAAAACCAAGGAAGACCAAATTAGTGTATTATTGAAAAATTCTATCATTAAACCTTTAATTAACACATCCCAATATATCAACGGAACCCGCGTAATTCGTTTTAATTACACTTATAATGTTAACAATTTAACACTTTTTAGGAACTATTTTAAACATAACGCTGTGCCTCTTGATAACTGCGATTTGTTAACATACAAGACTGTTCGTGACCATTTTTACTTTCGTTGTAGTGCCTGGGTAGACGAAATGGAATGTGAAGAACAACCTATTTATTGTACGTTACCTTCCTTTACGAATCTTAGTAATCCGGAGTGTAGCGCGGACATTATTGATATAAAAATCTTAAAAACCGACTATACCGATTCAATAAATTTATGTGACGCGGTTCATAAAATTACAAATTCCGCCGCCGGGCGCGAAACGTCCACAGCCTCTATTCTTGATCTTGATCATGAAATCACAAATTCAACCGCCGGGCGCGAAACGACCACAGCCTCTATTCTTGATCTTGATCATGAAATCACAAATTCAACCGCCGGGCACGAAACGTCCACAGCCTCTATTCTTGATCTTGATCATGAAATCACAAATTCAACCGCCTTTAATGGCGGCATCACCAGGCGTGAAGTGCTTGGTGGCGAAGACAACGAGGTCTTCGGGTCCGGCGAAAGGCTTCCAGAATTAGATGATGCTGGTGAAGATTATTGAACAACAAATTGTCAGGCCTTTAGTAGCGGACTGGCAGTTCTAGTCTTGGGAGAAAAATTGAAATTTTCTCTTAAAAATTATTAAATCTTTAAAACCTTAATAATGTCTACTCAACAAGAATTTATTCAACAATTGATTCAGCAAGAAACTAAAATGTCTTTAGAAGAATTTTTTAAAGGGATTCATGAAAGATTTTATCCTGCCCAAGATATTTCTTTTATGAATTATTTTTTGGAACTGACAGAACATGAAGGAGAGTTTATTGTTCATCATGAAAAATTGGTTGAATACGGAATAATGAGTTCAAAAAGATCGTCAGATGTAAAAGATAGATTAGATGCTTTAGGATTAATAGAAGATGAAGAATACCGGCTGCGGGATATCCCGCAGCCGGTAAAACAAGGCGGGTATTCAACTAAAAAATTATACATGTTAACTCCAGAAGCATTCAAAACATGTCTTATGAGAGCTAGAAAATATCCATATCAAACAGTTGATCCAATTGTATATTCTAAATATTATTTACTTTTGGAAAAAACATACAAATTATACACTGATTACGAAAAACAGTTACTGAATAGACAACTTGAACAAAAAGATCAACAACTTGAACAAAATCAACAACAACTAGAAGAAGAACGTCAATATAATTTGAATATTCAAGAAAGGCTCTTGGTAAACTCGACTCCGGTCACTCCTGTCCAAATTATTTACATTGCCACTTCTACTGGGTATGCCAGCCAGAATATGTTCAAAGTAGGAGGCGTTGCAACTATTGATCGTCTTGAAAATAGATTGGCTCAGTATAATTCAGGTCGGGCACGTGGAGACGATTTCTTCTTTTCTGAATGGTATACGGTCACCTGTTACACGGATGTAGAAAAAAGGTTAGAAACACTGGTTGGTAGATTCAGAGATAGTAAAAGAAAGGAAATTTATGTTATGCATTATACAAATTTAAAATATATCGTCGAGTATATAATTAATCGATGTGATGAAGAGATAGATGAAATAACTAGACAGC